GACAAAATCTTGGTGAACTTGCTGATATTGAGTATTTCCAAAAGAAACTTTATAGATCATTGAATGTTCCTGAGTCCAGAGTAGATGGTTCTGGTGGATTTAGTCTTGGTAGGTCCTCAGAAATTATGAGGGATGAGATTAAATTTAGTAAGTTTGTTGGTAGAATGAGAAAGAGATTTTCTCATCTATTCAGTGATATTTTAAGAACACAATTACTTCTTAAGAATGTTGTTACCCCAGAAGACTGGGATATCATGTCTGATCATATTCAATATGATTTCTTATATGATAATCATTTTGCTGAAATGAAGGATTCTGAGTTAATGACTGAAAGAGTTAATTTAGCTGTTATTGCTGATCCTTATGTTGGTAAGTATTATTCTGCTGATTATGTGAGGAGAAAAATTCTTCGTCAAACCGATGAGGAAATTATTGAGCAGGATAAATTGATTGCTTTAGAGATTGAAAGTGGAATTACTATTGATCCCTTAGCTCCTATGCCAGATATGGAAGGGGAAATGGGAGAAGATTCGATATCAAATGCAAATATGCAAGATCCTGAAGTAGATAATTCAGCAACAGAGATAAAGCTACCTAAAGGTGGGGAAATTTAATTCTTTTAATTTGACTAAATAAGAATGATGTTATTTTATTGATTATGGATGAGCTTATGGATTTGCTTGTAACAGATAAATCACCATCTCAAGCAAGTGATATGATTAAAGATATTCTTTACAATAAGAGTTCTGAGAGGATTCAATCCATCAGACCAAATGTTGCATCATCTATTTTTGATCAGGATGTTGATTTGGATGTAGATGATAGTCCAGAAGAAATTTCTGCTGAGTTAGATAGTGATATCAATTTAGATTCTGGTGATGGTGGACAGGAAGAGTAGCCCTTATAAAATTATAAATAGCTCCGTAAGTGAAACAGGATTTCTTGCTTCATTATGGGCTCAATTGAGACGCTCATTTAAAATTGCTGTTAAGAATAATAGTGGTAATGTTTTTGTACAAAAAGTTCAAGTCTCAGGAGACGCCTGATGAAATTAATTAGAGAAGAAATTGAGCAAGTAGAATTTATCGTTGAGGAAAGGAACGGTAAAAAGGCTCTCTATATTGAGGGAGTTTTCTTGCAAGGAAATATTCAAAATCGTAATGGTAGAATGTATCCAATGGAAACACTTCGTAAAGAAGTATCCAGATATAATGAATCTAATATTGAAACAGGAAGAGCTCTTGGAGAATTGGGTCATCCCGATGGTCCTACCGTTAATCTTGATAGGGTATCTCATAAAATTGTATCTTTAAAAGAGAACGGTTCTAATTTCATCGGTAAGGCTAAGATCCTTAGCACACCAATGGGTAAAATTGCCGAATCACTTATCAGTGAAGGTGTTAGACTTGGAGTTTCTTCTAGAGGAATTGGTTCTTTAAAAGCAACCCGTGAAGGTGTAAACATTGTTGGTGAAGATTTCATGCTTTCAACAGCTGCTGATATTGTAGCTGATCCTTCTGCTCCTGATGCCTTTGTTGAAGGTATTATGGAAGGAAAGGATTGGGTATGGGATGGTGGCATTCTTCGTGAAAGGATGGCAACTAAAACATACAAACAGATCAACACTTTGGTTGATCAAAAACAACTTGATGAGCAGAAGTTAAATGTTTTCAACAACTTCTTAAATAGTCTATAAAGGCTACTTATTATAAATAAATATAAATCATAAAAGGTTAACCGGAGAGTTCAAATGTCTCGTGGAGATTTACAAGAAATGGAGCAATCTAAAACTGCTGTGAATGCTAACGCAAAACCAGGAGATCCTATCGATACCTCCCAGGCAACTTGGGAAGATCTCGGTGGACCCACCCCTGAAAATTACAAGCCAGATGATGATTCCGCCAAACTTAAAGAGCCCAAGATCAAAACCGTAAAGGATGTGGTCAATAAAGGAGCTCAAGCAGGAGATTCGATGAAAAAAGAAGAAACTGAAGTTACCGATGAGGTAATTGAAGAGGAAGAAATTGTTTCTGAAGATTCTGTTGTTGAAGAAAAAGTAGAAGAAGATCCTAGTGTTAATGTTGAAGAAGATGTTAACGCACTTCTAGGTGGAGAAGAACTCTCCGAAGAGTTTAGAGAGAAAGCAAAAGTTATTTTTGAAGCCGCCATTTCTTCTAAGGTTTCTGAAATTAGAGAAACCGTTGAAGCTGAATACGATAAGAAGCTTCAAGAAGAAGTTGAGGAGATGAAGGTATCTCTTCAAGAGCGTGTTGATTCATACCTTGAGTATGTTTCTGAAGAATGGATGACAGAAAATCAACTCGCTATCGAACATGGTCTCAAGACTGAGATGACCGAATCGTTCCTTGAAGGAATGAAGGGTCTTTTTGAAGAACATTATGTAACAATCCCTGAAGAAAAATATGATGTACTTGAGAGTATGGTAGAAAAATTAGATGATATGGAGACCAAACTCAATGAGCAAATTGAGAAGAACGTTGGTTTAAACAAGAGACTCGGTGAGTCTGTTGCCAGCAATATTCTTGATCAAGTTTCTGAAGGCCTAGCAGCTACACAGAAAGAGAAGCTCGCCTCACTTTCCGAAAGTGTGGAGTTTGAAAGTGAAATAGAATATCGTGAAAAACTGGAAGTTCTTAAGGAGTCGTATTTCTCCAGAGCTCCCGTAGCTAAAACAGCTTCCCAAGAAACCCTTTCTGAGGGTGTAGATAGTACTCCTACTCCTGTAACAGGTAGTATGGATTCTTATCTTAAGACACTTGGCGCTTTTAGCAAGTGAATTTAATATTAATTCAAACAAACACAATTATTAGGTAAACGCAAATGTTCCAATCCGAACATCTGCAGGAAAAGTGGAGTCCACTTCTCGATTATGAGGGTCTTGATCCAATCAAGGATACTCACCGTAGAGCAGTCACCGCAGTCCTGTTAGAAAACCAAGAAAAGTTCCTATCCGAGGAGCAAGCTTTTAATTCAGGTATCAACCTGATGGAAACCCCTACCAACAGCGGTAACGCAGCTGGTGCAGGTGGTGGATTTAGTGGTGGTGCAACCGCTGCTGGTCCAGTTGCTGGTTTCGACCCCGTTCTAATCTCACTGATTAGACGTTCTATGCCAAACTTGGTCGCTTATGACCTAGCTGGCGTTCAGCCGATGAACGGTCCTACTGGACTGATCTTCGCAATGCGTTCACGTTATACCGATCAGTCGGGTGCTGAAACATTCTACGATGAAGTAGATACAGCATACTCTGGCCAGAATAAGGGCTTTGACCTTACTGCAGGTATTAGCGATATCGACGCTGGTATTGGTACCACCGCTCAGAGCGGATCCAATCCTTCTGTACTTAACCCTGTTGGTAGTGCTACTTCCACGGCATATGATGTCGGTCAAGGGATGGTTACAGGTGACGCTGAGAATCTTGAAGGTACTGGCGATAACGCCTTTAACCAGATGGCATTCTCTATCGAGAAAGTCACTGTTACAGCTAAGTCCAGAGCACTGAAAGCTGAGTACAGTTTAGAACTGGCTCAAGATCTTAAGGCCATTCACGGTCTTAACGCAGAAGCAGAACTTGCTAACATTCTTTCTACTGAAATCCTCGCGGAAATCAATAGAGAAGTTATCAGAACAATCTACAAGGTTGCTGAGCAAGGCGCTGTTTCGAACACAGCTACCGCTGGTAAATTCGACCTGGATGTCGATTCCAATGGTAGATGGTCTGTTGAGAAGTTCAAAGGACTTCTATTCCAGATCGAAAGAGATGCTAACGCAATCGCCCAAAGAACTCGTAGAGGGAAGGGCAACATGGTTCTGTGTTCCGCAGACGTTGCTTCCGCACTTACGATGGCTGGCATTCTGGATTATACTCCAGCACTTAACGCCAACCTGAATGTTGATGATACTGGTAATACATTTGCTGGTACGATTAACGGTAAGTTCAGAGTTTATATTGATCCTTATTCGGCTAACCTTACTAGCGGCAACACTGGTGGTAATCAGTATTATGTTGTTGGTTATAAGGGTTCTAGTCCTTATGATGCTGGTCTCTTTTATTGTCCCTACGTGCCTTTACAGATGGTTCGTGCAGTTGGAGAGAATAGTTTTCAACCAAAAATTGGATTTAAGACTAGATATGGCATGGTTGCAAACCCATTCGCAGAAGGCGCAAACGCAGGTTTGGGTCGTCTCCACGTTAATAGCAATCGCTATTACAGACGGGTTCAGGTCACGAATCTTATGTGATCAGAAGTTTATATACTTCAATCATTTACAAGACTCTTCCAATCGGAAGGGTCTTTTTTTATGACCACTCATAAATACAATTGAAGATTGAATAAAGTTATGGCAAAATATCATATTAAAAAGCCAGGAATTATAAGTGGAACTGGTGATGTATATTTCACTGGTAGTAATAAATGGTCTGATAATTATGATGATAGAAAGATATACACTAAAAAGGCTAATGCCACTAACCAATCAGCAAATCCTTCCGGTAAAAATGGTGGATTTAAAAATATCACTATAGTAACAGAATAATGGCAGTAAGAAAAACTATACCTGGTCAAATAGAAAATAGGAATTTCTTATCTCCTGTTGGATTTAACTTTCAGGTAAATAGAGCTCCAACAGTATCTTATTTTGGAAATTCTATAAACATTCCAGGAATGTCATTAGGTATTGCAGAGCAACCCAGTTACCTAACAAACATACCTTTGCCAGGTGATAAGATTGATTTTCAAGATCTCACTTTAAGATTTCTTATCGATGAGGGATTAGAAAATTATATGGAGATTCAAAAATGGATTAGAGGTATTGGATTTCCAGAAAGCCTTTCTGAAATTTATGATTTTCAAAAAGATGATGACCCAATAAAACAACCAGAAAGAAGTCAATTAAATCTATATTCTGATGGAACTTTAACAATATTAGATTCCAATCATATATCCAAGTTTAAAATAGTATTTGAGAATCTATTTCCTTATTCATTAGGTAATATTGAATTTGATGCAACTCAAACAGATATAGAGTACTTAACAGCAGAGGTCAGCTTTAAATATTCGATGTATAATATAACAGAAATACATCATATTTGTGATTAATATTGAGATTTTATTATGGATATTGATACAATAAAAGATATGTGGAAAAAGGATTCCATAATTGATCCTGACAATTTACATCAGGAGAGTTTAAATATTCCCATATTGCATGGTAAATATTATGACTTATATAATACTATATTACTTTTAAAAAAGAAGGCAGATCAACAAAGGAAAAATATTCGTCATGAGAGATATGAATATTTTTCTGGTAAGGCTGATCCGGAAGTTTATATAGAGAATCCTTTTCCTAAGAAGATAAGGGATAAAGATACAATGATGAAATATCTAGATGCTGATGAGAAACTTTCTAATTCTTCATTAAAGATAGAATATTATGAAGTGATGTTGGGATATTTAACAGACATTATTAAGATGATACATCAGAGAAATTATCAAATTAAAAATGCAATAGATTATCAAAAATTTACTTCTGGTTTGGGTTAATAAATACATATAGCATTATTGCTATATGTTATGGCTGATTTGACCATTGAAAAAATCAATGAAGTTTATATAAAAATAGATTGTGAGCCAGGAATAGAAAGGGAATTACAAGATAGATTTACCTTTGAAGTCCCCAATGCTCACTTTATGCCTCAATATCGTAAAAGATATTTTGATGGTAAGATAAGATTATATAACTTGAAAAACAAAAGACTTTATGCAGGATTGCTGGATAAGGTAGTTGCATTTGCAGAAAATAATTATTACACTTATCAGTTTGTAGAAAATGAGTATTATGGATTGCCATTTGAGGTAAATGACTTTGTAAGTAAGGAAGGGGTCAAAGACTATATGAAGTCTATTGCACCTAATATAAAAGCCAGAGACTATCAAATTGATGCAGTATATGATGCTCTTAGATATAATAGGAAGCTTCTAATTTCACCAACAGCATCAGGAAAATCATTAATGATTTATTCTGTTGTAAGATTTTTTATTGCAAAGAAACAAAAAATATTATTAGTAGTTCCAACAACTTCTCTTGTGGAACAGATGTATAAAGACTTTGAAAGTTATTCTTGGGATGTAGAAAATCATTGTCATAAAATATATTCTGGTAAAGAAAAAACAAATAAACATTCTGTAACCATTACCACTTGGCAATCTGTATACAATTTAGAAAGAAGTTTCTTTGAAGATTATGATGTAGTTATTGGTGATGAGGCTCATTTATTTAAAAGTAAGTCTCTTGTATCAATCATGGATAAGCTTCATCACGCCAAGTATAGATATGGGTTTACCGGAACTTTAGATGGAACACAGACCCATAAGTGGGTGTTAGAGGGGTTGTTTGGTCCATCATATAAAGTGACCCAAACAAAGAAACTTATTGATCAGGGGCATTTGTCCAAATTAGATATTCAATGTTTAATTCTTAAATATAAACCACAGAAGTTTGATAATTATGAGGATGAAATACAATTCCTTATTGGTAATGAAAATAGAAATAATTTCATTACTAAACTTGCTGTTGGTTTAGATGGTAATAGTTTACTACTTTATAGTAGAGTAGAAAAACATGGACAGATACTTTATGAGATGATAAATAGTCAAGTAAAGAGTGACAGGAAAGTATTCTTTATTCATGGCGGAGTAGATGCTAAAAATAGAGAGTTAGTTAGAGAAATTACCGAAGATGAAAACAATGCCATAATCGTTGCATCTTATGGAACATTTTCTACTGGTATTAATATAAAGAATCTTCATAACTTAATATTTGCATCACCATCTAAATCAAGAATTAGAAATCTTCAAAGTATTGGTAGAGTCCTAAGAAAGGGGAATTCTAAAACAAAAGCGAAACTATATGATATAGCAGATGACTTAACTTTAGGTCATAGAAAAAATTATACATTAAATCATTTTATTGAACGTGTAAAAATTTATGCACAAGAGCAATTTAATTATGATATTCTTTCCATTAATATAAAAGATTAAAATAGGAGAAAAAAATATGATAGAAAGTGAATTCTATTCTACTATAAAATTTAAAAATGGTGAAGAGGTATTCTGTAAGGTAGCATCTTCAGAGGAAGAAAATAGGACTATGTTATTAATATCTCATCCAATTATTATAGAAGAAGTAAAATCAAGAGGTAATGTTACTGCTTATAAATTTGAACCTTGGCTAAAGACTACTAGAGAAGATGTGTTTGTTATTAATATTGATGAGGTTCTTACTATGAGTGAATCGTCTGATATTGAAATGATTGCTAACTATGAGGACTATATTCATAGGGTTAATAAAAGTAGTAGAAAAAAGCTTAATAGAAATATGGGTCATATTGGAAATGTTAATGATGCCAAGAAATCTCTAGAGAAAATGTATAACTTTAAGAGCTCTACTTAAGTGTCTTAGTAAGACCTAGACCTGCCCTTCATTTGTAACAAACCTATTGTAGTGATATTTGAGACGTTTGTCAAGTCATTGACTAAATGGTAAATGGTATGTTATAATTTAATATATAGATGATACATTATAAGTTATGTCTTTAGGTTATACTACTATGAGAAAGGTTAAGAGATCAGAACATTATGTTAATAATAAAGAGTTTCTTTTAGCCTTAGAGACATACTTTTATGATATTGAACAAGCAGAATTAGAAGGAAGAAAAAAACCAGTCATTCCTCGTTATATTGGTGAGTGCTTTTTAAAGATCGCTAATCACTTATCATATAAGCCTAACTTTGTGAACTACATGTTTAAGGATGATATGATTTGTGATGGGATTGAAAATTGTGTAAGATATATTCATAATTTTGATACAGAGAAAAGTAAGAATCCCTTTGCTTATTTTACTCAAATAATTTATTATGCTTTTCTTCGTCGTATTAGCCAGGAGAAAAAGCAATTAGAGATTAAGAATAAGATTTTAGAAAAGACTAATTTTGATGAAGTTTTTGATGCAAATGACCTTGATTCATTAAATTATTCTGACTATAACAGTATTAAGGACAATGTCCATAATAAGCTTCGTTATCAATGACTAAGGTTGCTGTAATTACTGATACTCATTATGGATGCCGCAAAAATTCTAAATTATTTCATGATTATTTTGAAAAATTTTATGAGGATATTTTCTTTCCGACTATAGACAAAGAAGATATTAAAACAGTTGTTCATATGGGCGATGTGTTTGATAGTAGAAAAGGTATAGATTTTTCTGCTCTTTCTTGGTCAAGAAAAGTTGTATTCAATCCTCTTAGAGATAGGGGAATTAAATTGCATTTGATTGTTGGTAATCATGATACTTATTATAAAAATACCAATAGAGTAAATGGTTTAGATTTACTTTTAAATGAGTATGATAATATAAGTGTTTATTCTGAAGCCACAGAAGTAAAATTAGATAAGTTAAAAACTATTTTTATTCCTTGGATTAATCAAGAGAATGAAGAGAGTACTATCAGTGCTATTAATAAAACAAATAGTACTGTAGCTATGGGTCATCTTGAATTAAATGGGTTTCGTGTCAATAGTCAGATTACAATGGACCATGGTACGGAACCTAAAATATTTAAAAAATTTAAAAAAGTATTTTCTGGACATTATCATACTAGATCTAATGATGACTCTATATTTTATCTTGGTAATCCTTATGAAATGTATTGGACTGATGTGAGTGATGATAGAGGTTTTCATATTTTTGATACACAAACACTTGAACACACACCAGTAAATAATCCACATAGAATATTCAATGTTATTTTTTATGATAACATTGATTATCAGTTATTTGATGCTAGACCTTATGAGAATAAGATTGTTAAGGTTATTGTACGTCAAAAAGATGACATTGATAAGTTTGAAAGATTTATTGATAAGCTATATTCTATTAATGTATCAGATCTTAAGATAGTTGAAAACTTTGATTTCTCTGGATGGTATGATAAGAATGATGATGATTCAGTAGAATCTGAGGATACTATTTCTATTTTAGATAGATATATAGAGGAATCGGAAATTGAATTAGATAAATCATTAATCCAATCTATGGTTAGAGAAGTTTATCAGGAGGCATTGGATTTATTTTGATGTATATTTTGGCAATTAAGGGTAAAGAAAAAGAAGGTGCATATTCTGTATCTGATGATGATAATGAACAAGTATTGTATATGTTTCAGCAAGAAGATGATGCAATACGATATGCTTTACAATTAGAAGACCTTAATTATCCCGAAATGAATGTTATTGAAATTGAAGATGATGTTATGATAAAAACTTGTGAGGTGCATGGACATCGATATGCAATTATAACTCAGAATGATATTGTTGTTCCTTTAGAGAATGTGAAACATGATTATATTTGAAAAGATTAAGTGGCGAAATCTGTTAAGCACCGGGAACCATTTTACTGAAGTTGAACTTAATAAGGATCCAACTACTTTGATTATTGGTAGTAATGGATCTGGGAAGAGCACTATTTTAGATGCTCTAACTTTTGTTCTGTATGGAAAGTCGTTTAGGCGTATAAACAAATCACAATTAATCAATACCACTAACGAGAATGATTGTTTGGTGGAGATTGAGTTTTTAGTAAATTCAACTAAATGGAAAGTTGTAAGAGGTATTAAACCAAACATTTTTAAGATTTATAAAGATGGAAAGTTATTGGATCAATCATCTTCTGTAATAGATCAACAGAAGTGGTTGGAGCAGAATGTATTGAAGATGAATTATAAGTCTTTTACTCAGATTATTATTTTGGGTAGTAGTAATTTTGTTCCATTTATGCAATTGCCCATATCTAGTAGGAGAGAAGTTGTAGAAGACCTTTTAGATATTAAAATCTTTTCTTCAATGAATATTATTATTAAAGAAAAGATTCGTTCATGTAGAGATGAAATAAGGTCATTAGAATATAGGAAACAATCTTTTATTGATAAAGTTTCAATGCAAGAGCATTTTATTGAAGAGGTAGAGTCTAGAGGAAAAGAAACTATAGAAGAAAAGAATAATAAGATTGACGAACTAGATATATCTGTAGTAAAGTTAATAAAGGATAATGAATTTTATGAAGGTGAAGTAGTAGGATATACACAGATGCGAGAGCAGAGTGTTGGTGCTACAGAAAAACTTCGTAAGTTGGCTGGATTAAAAGGTAAGATTTCTAATAAGGTATCAACGATTACTAAAGAGTATGAGTTTTTTACTGATAATGTAACATGTCCTACATGTACCCAATCAATCGAGGAGGAGTTTAGAATAAATAAGATTGATGACGCTCAAAATAAAGTAAAAGAGTTGCAGTCTGGTTATAAAGAACTGGAGGTGGCAATTAAAGAGCAAGAAGAACGAGAGCGTCATTTTACAACTTTATCTAAGGAGATTACTAAATTAACGCATGGCATTTCTAAAAACAATACTCACATCTCTGGGTGTCAAAGACAAATCAGAGATCTGGAATCGGAAATTCAAACTATTACCGATCAACTTGAAAACAGAAATACTGAGCATGACAAGTTAGCAAATTTAGATAGTAATTTACAGGAGACTTATAAAAATCTTGCTGATAAAAAAGAGAATATTTCTTACTACGACTTCACTTATAGTCTTTTAAAAGACGGTGGAGTAAAATCAAAAATAATCAAGAAGTATCTTCCTCTAATAAATCAGCAAGTTAATCGTTATCTTCAGATGATGGATTTTTATATTAATTTCAAATTGGATGAGGAATTTAATGAGACTATTGAGTCTCCTATTCATGAGGATTTTTCTTATTCTTCATTTAGTGAAGGTGAGAAGATGAGAATAGATTTAGCTATTCTTTTTACTTGGAGAGAAGTAGCTAGGTTTAAAAATTCAGTTAACACAAATCTCCTTATAATGGATGAAGTATTTGATAGCTCTTTGGATGGTTTTGGTACAGAGGAATTTTTAAAGATTATTAGATTTGTTATAAAGGATGCTAATATATTTGTAATATCCCATAAGGAGGGTATGTCAGATAAGTTTAAGAGTTGCATCAAATTTGATAAAAAGAAAGGATTTTCTAGTATGATGGTGGAGTCATGAATAGAGAGGATGAATGGTCTATAAGAAGACCAGTTGACATTAGTGAAGCTTTTCATAAATCTGGAATGGTTTTAATAACCGATCCACGCAGTGACAAGTATCTTAACAAGAAAAATGAAAATTCCAAATTGGATGCATCACAGCAAGAAGGAACAGAAGAGGACTCTTAAGCCTCAGAAACTTCGACAAGCTAAGAAAAAAATGAAAATGTGGAAAAGAAAGCACCTTGACAAAGGTGTTTTTTTGTGCTAAGATAAATTATATGTCTTGATTATGAGATATAAATATTGATAGTTAGTTTGGGAGGATTGCATGAGCAATTTAATGTCACATAACGAACTTGCAAATTTTAAATCTAGTGAGGAGCTAGTAGAGGTTGAAGATCAGTACACATATGTATCGGATTATTTTCAATGTATTATGGAATCTGGTCTAAAGGACCAGTCAGCAAAACGATTCTGTAGAAATATTCTTTCGAATGAATAAAATGAAATTATCAAAACCACTTGTACATCTTAGATTATCTCAATGTTGTTTTTATTATTGGGATCCAAAAGATGATCCAAGAGAACCTGAATACTGGGAGTCCCGCGGAGGTGGGGGGCTCCTTTTTTAATGCTTTGACAAATCGGTTTATATAGGTTATAATGATTGAAGGTAAAAAAGCTTTTTAATATGAGTGATGATGTTGAGATTAAGGCTACATATTTTTGGAAATATCATGAGATGGAAATTCTTGAAGATATTAAGGAATATGTGTCTGGAACTTATAATGGTCATTATACCGGTACTAAGCATGAGTATCGGAATGTTCAAACTATAGACTTGATGGCTGCTCAAGAGCTTGCTTCTGCATTTTGCCAAGCAAATGTGTTAAAATATGGGAGTAGGTATGGTAGTAAGGATGGAAGAAATAAAAGAGATTTAATGAAAGTCATTCATTATGCTATGCTACTATTACACTTTGATGATCACTATGGAAAACCAAATATAACTACTGGTAATATTGATTAAACATTTCACTTTAATAAAAACACATATACTATGAAACTTTCTGAAACAACTATTAATCTTCTGAAGAATTTTTCTTCAATTAATCAATCTATTTTGATTAAGAAGGGTAATAAACTTAGATCTATTTCTGTTATGAAAAATATTCTAGCAGAAGCTACAATTGTAGAAGATTTTCCTCGCGATTTTGGCATTTATGATTTGACTCAATTCTTGAATGGTCTTGCCTTACATCAAAGTGCTGATTTGGATTTTTCTGGTAAAGATTACGTTCGTATTACAGAAGGTAAGATGAGGTCAAAGTATTTCTTTGCCGATCCTTCTATTATTGTTACTCCACCAGATAAGGAAATCACTATTCCAAGTGAAGATGTATCTTTTGAACTTACGATGCAGCATCTTGAGAAACTTAAGAAAGCATCTTCTGTATATCAACTACCAGATATTTCTGTAGTTGGTGAAGCTGGTATTATTAAAATTGTAGCACGTGATAAGAAGAATGATTCTTCAAATGATTTTGATATTGTAGTTGGTGAAACTGATAGACAGTTTGTTCTTAATTTTAAAGAGGAGAATCTTAAAATTATTCCTGGTAATTATTCTGTTATAGTATCATCTAAACTTCTTTCTAAATTTACTAATATGAATTATGATGTAGTGTATTACATTGCGTTGGAACCAGATTCAACATTTGAAGAATGATATGAATGATGAAAAACATCGATGTTCCAGCAAGAATATTGGGTAGTTTTTTAGTTATAAGCGCTTACTTTGTTGTATTACATATTAATGTAACAGTTGGTGCTATAATGCATTTCATAGCTGATATGATATCAGTTCCATATTTTGTTAGGACAAAATCTTGGGATATTGTTATAATGCTTATATTCTTATTAGCAATTTCTACTTCTAAAATTATATTATAAAATAATGAGAGACCATTTCGTCTGGACGGAAAAATATCGTCCAAAGACTATTGATGAATGTATTATTCCTGATAACCTTAAAAAAACTTTTAAGGATTTCTTATCTCAGGGAGAAGTACCAAATTTATTATTATCAGGACCACCAGGATGTGGTAAGACAACAGTAGCAAAAGCATTGTGTAATGAATTAGGAGTAGATGTATATGTTATTAATGGATCAGATGAAGGAAGATTCCTGGATACTGTCAGAAACAATGCCAAAAACTTTGCTTCTACCTTATCCCTTTCTTCTAGCGCTAAACACAAAGTCGTTATTATCGATGAAGCTGATAACACAACTCCAGATGTACAGCTTTGTTTACGTGCTTTTACGGAAGAGTTTGTGGGAAATTGTAGGTTTATCTTTACCTGCAACTACAAAAACAAAATCATCGAACCTCTCCATTCCCGTTGTGCCGTCGTTGACTTTTCTATAAATGCTAAACAAAAACCAGAAATTGCAAATCAATTCTTCAAAAGACTTAACTACATCTTGGACAGAGAGCGGATTGAAGGTGATAAGGTCGTCATTGCCGAGCTTATCAAAAAACATTTCCCAGATTGGCGTAGGGTCCTTAACGAATGTCAGCGATACTCAGTTGGAGGAAAGATAGATAGTGGTATATTAGCTACATTTAGTGATGTAAAAACAAATGAACTTTTTAATAACCTTAAGGAAAAAAACTTTCCTGAAGTACGTAAATGGGTTGTTAATAACTTGGATAATGATACTTCTTTACTTCTTCGTAGTATCTACGATGCTTGTTATGATTCCATGGTTCCGAATAGCATTCCTGCTGCTGTTCTTACTCTTGCTAAGTATCAGTATCAAATGGCATTCGTGGCTGATCAGGAAATAAATATGCTTGCTTGTTTAACAGAAATAATGATAGACTGCGAGTTTAAGTGATGGAAACTGAACGGTATAGTGATAAACCAAAGACTTATAAGGATAAGAGTGGTTGGACTCAGAAAGCACCTGTAAGTGATGAGAAATGTATTTATCTATGCCTAAAAAATTGTATGAAATTGGATGGAATGGATAGGAAACAAGTTTTTAGACTCGTTCAAAAGTGGCAAGATATATCAGACAATACTCCTGATCCACCACTACCACCAGACTCAGATGCATATGATGGATGTAATTAAAAATGAAATTAACTGAAGACCTTATTAAGAAACTTGAAGTCGCTCTTGACACAAGAAAGAAAGATGGCACACCTATTTGGAATGATGGTGATGAGATTTATGTAAGTGTTGCAGGTACATTTGTATCAGATAAGTTTATTGCTTTAATAAACAGAACTAAGAATCCTGTAATTAGTTCTAATCCAAATACTACACATAAAGACAAATGAAAGAAGAACTCTTAGAATTGATTAAGAAATTTGCATATAGGGAAGGTGAGTTTAAACTTTCTTCTGGTAAGACTAGTGAACATTATGTGAATTGTAAACCAGTAACTTTGACTGGGAGAGGACTTACATTAACAAGTCTATTGATTCTTAAGGAAGTTGAAACTCAATATGTTGCAGGACTTACTTTAGGTGCTGATCCTTTAGTTAGTGGTGTATCTTTAGTATCAGCTTTGGATGGTAGAATGATTAATGGTCTTATTGTTCGTAAAGAACCAAAAGGACATGGTACGGAAGCATGGGTGGAGGGTCTTTTGCCTCCTGAAGGAACTAAGATTACTGTATTAGAAGATGTAATTACCACAGGAGGATCTTCCCTTAAAGCAGTGGAGAAATTGCGTGATGCTGGTTATGTAGTTGAACGTGTGGTTTCTATTGTAGATCGTCAAGAGGATTCTGAAGCAGATAAACTTATGAAAGATAATGGTTTAGAACTTATAAGTATTTTTACATTGAAAGATATATATGAAATTTAAAGCAACTGTTTTTATTCGTTTAAGGACTCAGGTTGATGATTCTCCTGGCAATGCTGTTAGGGATTGTTGTAGAAGAATGTCTGAATTGGATATTAGGAAACTGAGACTTGGTAAGGTGCTTGATATACATCTCAATGCACCTGATGTAGAATATGCTATTAAAGAATTGAATCTTCTTAGTGATAGATTTCTTGCTAATACAGTTATGGAAGATTGGGACTTTGAAATATCAGAAATTGATGAATTTCCATCAGGGACGGGATAATGGTACTTAAATATCCTGGTAAAAAATGGTCAGCTGGTACAATATTACTTTTATTGTATTGGTTGATGATGGTAGGAATGGTTGTTAATGCTGGAATTTATTATGACAGAACTCAAAGATTGGTTGAACTCCATTAATTTTACTAAGAAGAATCTTTTGGAAGAAGATCCTGATTGTATAAGAGAGTATGCACCTTATATTATTAATCGATGTTTGTCTGGACATATTGATTGTATTATGTTTGTCAATGAGATGAATAAGTATCATTTCTTAGATAAAGATATGCAATATAGTTTTTATATAAATATTCTGAGGAAAAGGAAAAGATTTTCTCCATGGATTCGTAAGGATAAATTATCAGACTTGGATTGTGTTAAGAGTTATTATGGATATAATAATGAAAAGGCACAACAAGCACTGAAAATTCTATCTAATGAACAAATCGAATTTATTAAACAACGACTTGAAACTGGTGGCAAAAAATGATTACTCGTACTGTTGAACCTCAGGTTAATTGGTCTCAAGACCAAATGGTAGAGGTAAAATTAAACGAACCTGATGATTTCTTAAAGGTAAGAGAAACATTGACAAGGATTGGAGTAGCTTCAAGGAAAGAAAAGAAGCTATATCAATCTTGTCACATTCTTCATAAGCAAGGTAGGTATTACATCGTACATTTTAAAGAGTTGTTTGCTCTTGATGGTAAGTACGCAAATCTTACTGTTAATGATGTTCAACGTAGGAATCGTATTACAAGACTTTTAATGGATTGGGGTCTTATCACTGTAGTTAATGAAGATTCTATTCAAGATATTGCTCCTCTTAATCAAATTAAGGTACTTCCTTATAAGGATAAGAATGAGTGGACTTTAGAGCAAAAGTATAATATTGGTAAGAAGGCTAGGGAGGAAACCCCCCAATAGATTTTAGTGAATGTGTTATAAATAAGTGTGGACGCCTTATGGGTCCACAAAACACAAACTCGCTTTAAAAGGAGCTAATAACAATGCAAACAGCATTAGCAAAGTATCATGCTGCAAATCTTCCTGAATTGATGGAGAGAATCAATAGGAACAGCATAGGAATGGATGATTACCTGGATCGTTTTTTCAATTTAAATGAAACTACACAGAATTATCCACCATACAATCTTGTACATTTAAGTGAAACATTATCTAGGTTAGAGATTGCTCTTGCGGGATTTAAATCGAAAGAAGTCAAAGTCTACACACAAACTGGAAAGTTATTTGTGGAAGGCAAGAAAGAAGATAAGGAAACAGATGCAAAATTTATCCATAAAGGATTGGCCCAACGTTCCTTCACCAGACAATGGACGCTCGCCGACGATACAGAGGTACGATCCGTCAGCTTTGAAGATGGACTATTATCAGTAGAATTGGGTAAGGTAATTCCAGAACACCATCAACGCAAGGATTGGTTCTGATATGGACTGGGGGTCATTCCCCCCTTGTCCTTCTTGGTGCATGTGGTATAATACATATATAAGACGTAAAAAGATTTCGTGGAAAATTTAAAGATCCTTGTTTTAGTTGATGGTACTATGATATTGAGCCAGATTGATGAAGTATCATCTGAACTTGGGGATCCGGATTGTAAATTAACAGAACCATTTATTATCAATCCATCTACAATGGAGTTTGCTCCTTGGTTTGTAGATTTCACATCTCAAAATATTTTTATGATTCAGTCTGATAAGATTCTAACAATCATTGATCCGAATACTAAACATATTAAAAAATATGAGGCACTTCTAAAGGGTTGATCCTATGTCTTCGGGTTTTTATACTAATGTTCAATTGATTGGGAACGAAATTCTTTTTCGTGGTTATGAGAATGGTAAGAAGGTAAGATATAAGGAGAAATATACTCCAACTCTTTTTGTAAAATCTAATAGAGAAAGTAAATATAAAACTCTTGAAGGTGATAATGTAGAATCTATTCAACCAGGAACTGTCAGAGACTGTAGGGATTTTTATTCTAAGTATCAAGATGTGGATGGATTTAAGATATATGGGAATGATAGATATATCTTCCAATATATTTCAGATAAGTATCCTCAAGATGAGATTAAGTTTGATACTAGACATATTAAGATTGTAACTATTGATATTGAGGTTGCTTCTGAAAATGGATTCCCTAATCCAGAAGATTGTATTGAAGAGATTCTTGCAATATCAATGCAGGATTATAATACAAAACAAATCCACACTTGGGGGAGGAAGCCTTATACTGCAACTCAGAAGAATGTGAAATATCATTATTTTGAAGATGAAGTTGCTATGATAGAATCATTTCTTTATTATTGGGGTAGTGATTTTCCGGATGTTATAACTGGTTGGAATTGTAATTTGTTTGACGTTCCATATATCTGTGGGAGAATTAGTAGGATTATGGGTGAGAAGAAGATGAGACTTCTTTCACCTTGGGGATTGATTACAAGAAAAACCAATACTATTATGGGTAGAGAACACACCGTATTTGATATTGGTGGGTTAACAAATTTAGATTATCTTGATTTGTATAAGAAGTTTACCTATACAAATAGAGAGTCCTATCGGTTGGATTATATTGCTGATGTAGAATTAGGTCAGAAGAAACTTGATTGGTCTGAGTTTAATACTTTTAAAGAGTTTTATAATGGTAATTGGAAAAAGTATATTGATTATAACATAATTGACGTTGAACTTGTTGACCGTTTGGAAGATAAGATGAAGTTGATTGAGTTAGCATTTACTATGGCTTATAGTGCTAAAGTAAATTATCTCGATGTATTATTTCAAGTTAGGATGTGGGATACTATCATTTATAATTATCTTAAGAAGAAGGATATAGTTATTCCTCAAAAAGATGATAGTGATAAGACTGATAAATTTGCAGGAGCTTATGTAAAGGAGCCAATACCTGGATCTTATGATTGGATTGCATCATTTGACCTTAACTCTCTTTATCCTCATCTTATGATGCAGTATAATATATCTCCTGAGACATTGATGGAGGAGAAACATCCTTCTGTTAATGTAGATAAAATTTTAAATGAAGAGGCTGATTTTTCTGATTATAAGGATTATGCTGTATGTGCTAATGGTGCAATGTATCGTAAAGATATTTTGGGTATGATGCCAGAGATGATGCAGAGTATGTATGATGACCGTAAAGTGTATAAGAAGAAGATGTTAGAATCTAAACAGATACTTGTAGATATTGAAGCTGAGATGAAAAGAAGAGGTGTTACATAGTAGTCACTCCCTATCAAGTATCGTATAATATAAATAATACTTTATTGGTGGAGCTATGTTAGAGGATTTGACAGGACAAACCTTTGGTCGGCTTACTGCCCTCTCTGTTGAAATGAGAGGGAGACGCACATATTGGTTGTGTAAATGCTCCTGTGGGAATGAGAAATCTGTAAGGAGAGAGAAGTTGAAAAATGGGACAACCAT